GAGACTCTGGAAAAAGCAGCCGAAGTATCAGAAGATAAGGTTGATGAACCTGATTTTGCGAAGATGTTAGGCGATCTAAAAGGCTTTTTCTCAGAAACTCTAAATAAGGCATCTGAAGCAAATGCAGCACAAGTAACGACAATCCAAGAGACTGTTGAAACTTTCAGCAAGAGCGTAGATGCTAGAATTTCAGAGTTGGCAGAACAACACACAGCACTTTCAAGCGCTGTAAATAACATCAAGAACACGATTGATGGTGTACAAAAGCGTGTCGACGCAGTAGAATCAGAGACTGCAATCAAGAAGTCTTCAGATCTTGGCCGATCAGAAGAAGTAACAATCAAAAAATCTAAATGGAACGGTTCTTTCCTCGGTTCCGTAAACGAAATATTCAACTAAGGTAGGTATAAAATAATGAGCAATGAAACATTAGAAAAAGCAGTTGCAGCTGGAACTACAGCTACAGGCACATTTGCCTCAACAACTGGTGGAACAGGAACACACCGTGCATCAGAAGCTGGTAACGGTGGACTTCTTAACCCAGAACAATCAGCTCGCTTCCTTGACTATATGTTCGACGCAACCGTAATCGGTAAGGTCGCACGTACAGTTCGTATGAAGTCAGACACAGCCGAGATTGACCGTATGTCCGTTGGTGAGAAGCTTATGAAGCTTGCAACTGAGGCAGACGATACAGCATCTAACAATGCAGTAACTTTCTCAAAAATCTCTTTGACAACAAAGAAACTCCGCATGGACTGGGAGCTTTCAACAGAGTCTCTAGAAGACAACATTGAAGGCGCAGACCTAGAAGATCACATTGCCCGCTTGATGGCAACACAAGCAGGAAATGACATTGAAGATGTTATCCTTAACGGAAACACAGCACTTTCTTCAGACGCACTTTACAAGTCATTTGATGGCGTTGTAAAGAAGGCAAAGGCATCAGGTCGTGTCGTAGACGCAGCTGGAGCCGCAGTATCACGTGAAGTATTCAACAAGGCACTTAAGGCTATGCCACGTAAGTACAAGCAACGTCGTGGAGACCTTCGCTTCCTTGCTGGATCAAACTTGATTCAGGATTTCCTATATGCTAACAGCATTGGAACAAACCAGACAATTCCACAGGACATCGCTTCAAGCGTTATCCGTGGCGGAGTCGCACCACTAGGTGGACCAGCAGGATATGTGGCACCATTCGCATTCGGTATTCCGATTGTTGAAGTACCACTTCTTAACGAGACACAGACTGGTGATTACACAACACCAACAGGATCACACGGAGACATTCACTTGTCATTCCCAAATAACGTAGTTATCGGAGTTAAGCGTGACGTAACAGTCTACCGCTTCTTCTGGCCACGTAAGGACTCAATCGAGTACACAATGTATACTCGTGTTGGCGTCCAGATCGAACAAGCTGACGCTTGGGTCGTTGTAAAGAACGTTAAGGTTGCTTCTTAATTAATTTAAGATAAAACCCTCGAAAGGCCCCCAATTAATTTTGGGGGCTTTTCATTTTAATTTATCAATGCTATAATTGAATAACCTAACAAAGGAGATAATATGTCATTCGAGACATTGAAAGTAGCAGAACTCAGAAAAATTGCAGAGGACTTTGCAGTTGATACTGATGGTATTAAGAGTAAGGCAGATATCGTTGCCGCCCTTGCAGAAGAGGGAGTCACATGGTCTGTTTATCAAAAGACTATTAAGGACATCGAAGATTCGACAGATGAATTCAGCGAGAACGCAGAAGAGATTCTTCCAAGATTTGATCCAAATGCTCAGCCAGAAGACACAGTGCTAGTTAGAATGACTAGAGAAAACTTCAGGTATGATATCAATGGATTTACATTTACAAGAGAGCACCCGTTTATTGCAATGACAGAAGACAATGCTCAAGAAATTTTTGATAAGGAGGAGGGCTTCAGATTAGCAACTCCAAAGGAAGTTCAGGAGTATTACAACTAATCTAAGCCTATAACATGGCAGAGATATACGTAAACAGCAACTCACCAATTAGAACAAAGATCTATTGGGAGGGTGAACTAATAACACCTTCTAGCGTTGTAACAGCAAAGATTTATGACGTAACAAAAGATCCAACCAATGTCATACTACCGACAACTATATTGTCGACGATTAATGCAACGGCGGTAGAGACAGATATTGGTACCTATCAAATAGTGTTGCCATTTTCGTATTCGTCATATCCTAGAAACTTTAAGATTGTATGGCAGTATACAGTTTCAGGCGGGGCAGTAGGAACACATACCACATATGCTAATGTAGTATCTCCTTATATCAATATCAATGAACAGATAGATGATTTGAACTTTGGGGCAGACCCAAGCGATCCAAATTATAAGACATACGGAGATCTACAGGCAGCAGAAAGATATGCAAGAAAGATAGTAGAAGATTTTACAAATCAAGATTTTTATCTATATTCAGGAGAAGAATCAATCTACGGAGATGATTCAGACACCCTTCCACTTCCAGCTAAGCTAAACAAGATATATAAGATTTACTCTAATGATATCTTGCTAGTGGACAATCTTGCTACTCCTAAAGTCAATAACTGGTTGTACGATCCAATTGTTTCAGAGACTGGATTCGGAGTAAGAGTAAACAGAACTAACCTATTGGATAATACGGTATATGTTGCAAATGGTTTAGTTCCGCCATCAATTAATGATACATTTAACGGTGTATTTTCTAAAAATATTAAGTACAAGATCGTAGGACAATTTGGATGGGAATCTGTTCCAGATAAGGTCCAGCTTGCTACAGTTGAACTGATGAAAGATTACTTCTCAAAGGACAAGGTCTGGAGAAATAAGTATATCAAATCAATCAAGACATTTGACTGGAGCTTTGAGTATAATGCATCGGCATCAAAGGGAACTGGCAATCTATATGTAGATCAGCTTCTTAATCCGTATGTTATTACTCAAATGGTTCTGATCTAATGTATGCCATTATTGATTCAGTCTTTCCTATGCTTATGGATGTCTATAAGCAGTTTGACACACAGGATGAGTCGACAGGGGCTTTAAAAAAAGAGTGGCAGTTTACTAGAACAGTACCATGCAGTGCTAAAGGTACAGTAAGCAACTCATCTTCAAGAACGGCTGGAGATAAGCAAGTCTTTTCTAATAAATATTTAAATGATCAGGTCCTCCAAGTAAGAACTGCAACAAAGGTTACCTTTAGAGAAAAGATTACAAATATCAGAAATCTAGATGGCACCGTAATATGGGAAGAAATTAACTTTCCAAATAACACTCCGACAGTATTTGAAGTAATGGGTGTTGTTCCAATGACAGAACCACTAGGTGGAATTGTTGGATATAACGCCACTATAAAAAGATCGGAGAGTCAGGTAATTGGACAGTAGCGTAGCATTACTGCAAGCATCTAGCGGTCTAGAAAGATTGATGGCTGGATCAGTTCCAGGAGTAATCAAGGACAGCACAGTAGCCCAGATATCAGCATTCCTATACTATGAAGCTGCAGTCCTTTCTAAGCTGACATCAAATGCCGAATTTAAAAACTTATTTAAAACAACCATATTTAATCAAATAGAAAAAGACTTCGGTCAGTATGTAGATGCTCAGGCAAGAACAAAGCCTAAAAGCCTTCACCACGTATATGAGTGGAATAAGACAGGAAACCCCTCGTTTAGATTATTTGATTTATATTTAATAGACACAGGTGGACTTTCATTTAGAATAGGTCGTGACTTTAAATTATCTAAATCAGCAGTTCCTTCTAAAAACAAAAAGCAAAAAAGAAAGTATGTATTTAGCAATAAGGCTACCGTGATGGAAGAGGGAATGCCCGTAGTAATTCGCCCAAAGTCAGCAGAGCGCTTAGTATTTGAATTAGATGGTGCAACAGTCTTTATGCCAAAAGGTAGCTCAGTGACCGTCAAGAGGCCTGGAGGCAGGGCGGCAACAAATCAGTTTGCTCTCACGTATGGTAGATTTTTTGGCGGTCAACTAGTAAACTCTTCAATACGTTCATCTGGATTCCAAAGAATCTTTAATGCTAAGATTGCTAAAGCCCTAGATGTCCCAATTAATATTAAAAAGGTGCAGTATAGCTTCAGTGCTGGTAAAATAAGAATGCAGGCGGACGCAGCATTAAGTTCATCATTTGGAGGCTCACTATGACAGTAGATTATAAGATAGACGCAATGTTCGAGCTTCGCAAGTTCCTATGGACACAATTAAAATTGACGGGAATGTTTAATCAGAACGATTATTACTCAGACAACCTTGGAACAGAGATAATCCCTATTGTTCCAGTCCAGCAATTGCCAGAAATGGATCAATTCCTAAACGGCAAGAAGCATATAGTATATGACAAGATTGGTTTATCCTATGAGGAGAACTGGCTAATATGCTGTGAGAAGGTTTTGTTCACCATCTATTCAACAGATGTAACAGAAATCTATGAGATGAGAAACCTCATGACAGACCTTTTCAGAAGAATGGACGAATCTGCAAAGGATGTCAATTCCTCAAAGACTTCTAATAAATTAATTTTTCACAGCATTCATATTACAGAGACCTCTCCAATTGAGCCATCTCAAGAACTTCAGGGGTTCCTGTCAGCAGACGTAATATTAGAGGTCAAGTACTCTAGAGTCACCGATAGACTAGGCCGTTTTGCCTAGTTGCTTTTAAAGGCTTAATCCAGTAAAATTGGACTAAGAGGAAATGAGCCTAGCCAGCTTGATTTAAAGTAAGTCAATATATATATATTTATTTAATGGAGGTTATACAACATGGCACAAAACACAGGTAATGCTAGAAACATTCTTGTTGGTGCGTCACCACTATTTTTGTCAGTAGAAGATTCTACTACATCAGGTTACGTAGAAAACATGGTTCCAGGAACAGCTATCACAGGCGCTGCTGGACGTAATAAGACAGTCCCAGCATTTAAGAATGGAACATCAGCTACACCAGGACCATACGTTGCAGGAGAGTCATACACAACAACTCTTAACGCAGTAGATGCAACCACAGGTTCAGCAGTTGCACCAGCAACTCTTGCAAACTCAGGAGCTGCTTACCGTAACGTCGGATTTACAAACAACGGTCTTCAAATTACTTACAACCCATCATACGGTTCAGTAACAGTAGATCAGCTTCTTGATACAGCTAAGCTGTTCAAGGAGACAATGGAAGTTATGATTGCAACAGAAATGGCAGAAGGAACTCTTGAGAACGTTCTTGCCGTATTTGGACAATCAGCAGCAACTCTTACTGAAAACGGTAAGAAGCTAGGTCTTGCAGCAGGTGCACTAGGAGAAGCTCCAGTTGAGCGTCAGCTAGTTGCAATTGGACAAGCTCCAACAACTGCAGAATCATCAAAGACTGAGCGTGTATACTATGCACGTCGTGTTCTTTCTGTACAACAGTCACAGTTCTCTTTGGCTCGTAACGCAGCATCAACATTCCCAGTAACATTCCGTTTGCTTCCATCAGGAGCATCAGCAGACGCAGGCGCAGAATACGGTACAATCGTAGACCGCACCTGGCTATAATTAATATTAATTAATTAATAAAATTCCCCTCAAGCAATTGGGGGGTTTTTTATTGCCCTTATATTGTCAATATGATACAATAATTAAGACTAGATCCGAGGAGGATTAAATGGCAACAACAGTATACGATGTTGAAGAAATTCAGCTACAAAATGGCGCAACAGTTAAACTTAAGCCTTTAACAATTAAAGAGCTTCGCAAGTTTATGAAAGTCATTCAGAAGACACAAGAAGTAACATCAGAAGACGAAACACTCACGATTCTTATCGAAGCATGTGCAGTAGCCCTAGAAAAGCAATTGCCTGAGCTAGTAAAGGATAAAGACGCATTTGAAGATACACTTGACGTTCCAACAATCAACCGCATTCTTGAGATCTGCGGAGGAATTAAGATGGACGACCCAAACCTACTAGCGGCAGCAGTACTGGCTGGTCAGAACTAGATCTAGCCGCTTTAGAAGGGGAAGTATTTCTTTTAGGTAATTGGAAAAATTACGAAGAACTAGAAGATAATCTTTCAATGCCAGAGATGGTCCAGACTTTTAAATCAATGCAAAAGACTGAGTCGGAGAAAAGGAAATTCCTAGCTTCAATTCAAGGTGTTGAATTAAATGAAAGCAGTAATGAAAATAAGGAGGGGTCATCCTTCGAAGATGTTAGAAGAAGAGCACTTGGTATAAATGCATCAGCAGATGATGTTGTTTCATTACAAGGTGGTTTTGCAGCGGAAGCTGGATTCGGCATTGGAGCAGGATTAGGATACTCTATAGAGTAACATATACATATGGCAGATAATTTAATCACGACCAATATTACCGCCAACGCAGACTTTACGAGTTTAAGAACTCAACTTGCTGCGACTACTGCCCAACTCTTAAAATTACAAGAAACAACTGCTGGCACTAACGCCAAACTTGCAAGTCAAATTGCAGTAATGAATAAGGCGTTTGCAACAACGCTTACTTCAACAGGCCAGTTCTCGCAACACTTTGTATCGCTTACTTCAGACGTAGAGAAGTTTGGTAAGAATTTAGATCGAGGCAGACTCAAGCTAAACGACTACTACAATACCTGGAATGGCCATACAAAGAGAACTAGCAACCTAGTTAGAGACCTTGCTAAGCAGCAAGTAATGCTTCAACAGGCAATCATTCAGCCAGTAGGTAAGAACGCCCAGGGCTTGATGCAATACAACGTAATGGTTGCAAAAGGCCTGGATGAAGTAAAGAACAAAACAGCAATAGCAAAACAAGAACTTGCCATCATGAACAAGGTAATGAATGATGGAGCGGGACAGCTTATTAACTGGGGTAAGAATACACAGTGGGCTGGTCGTCAGTTAACAGTAGGATTAACAGTTCCATTAGCAGCATTTGGTATGGCTGCACAAAAAGCATTTAGAGAAGCAGATCAAGAGCTCGTTAGACTTGCAAAGGTTTACGGAGGACTATCTTCAGTATCTGCAACAGAGCTAGCAAAAGTTAGAAAAGATGTATCTGCTACAGCAAGAGAGATTGCTGGTTCATACGGTATTGCATATAAGGATACAATTGCTCTTGCAGCAGATCTTGCAGCAACGGGACAACAGGGTCAGGCGCTACTAGAAGCAACAAAAGAAACATCTAGACTTGCTGTGCTTGGTGAAGTAGATAGACAAGAAGCAATGAAGGCAACTCTTGCTATTCAAAATGCGTTTAAGTCAAGTACAGACGAACTCACACAGTCAATTGACTTCCTCAACGCAGTTGAAAACCAGACATCAACAAGCCTTGCAGACTTAGTTGAAGCAATTCCTAAAGCTGGTCCAGTTGTAAAGTCATTAGGTGGAGACGTAAAAGATTTAGCATTGTATTTAACTGCAATGAAAGAAGGCGGAGTAAACGCATCAGAAGGTGCTAACGCAATCAAGTCAGCAATGGCATCTCTTATTAACCCAACAAAGGTTGCTAAGGAAATGTTTAACGGTTTCGGTATAGATATCGATAATATTGTAACATCTAACGCAGGCAACCTAACAGCAACAATTACAGAATTGCAATCAGCATTAGATAACCTAGACCCATTAAGTAAGTCTAGAGCAATTGAACAGTTATTTGGAAAGTTCCAGTATGCAAGAATGTCTGCTCTATTTGAAAACTTAGGCAAAGAAGGATCTCAGACCCTACAAGTAATGGATTTAATGAAGGCAAGTGCTACAGATCTTGCAACTATTTCAGCACGAGAATTAGGAATGATGACTGAGTCAGCCTCTGGTAAATTCAAGAGAGCCCTTGCTTCAGTTCAAGCAGACCTTGCGTCAGTAGGAAATCAATTTTTAACAATTAGCACAAAGGTTTTAGAGGTAGTAGATGGAATTATTAAGTTCTTCCAAAAACTTCCAGCGCCAGTAAAGACATTCCTTAACGTACTTGGAGGAATAACTGCAGTATCTGGACCAATCATTATGTTGGCTGGTGTAATGGGTAACTTTATTGGATATGTTATTAAGGGAATATTTCACCTAAAACAACTAGCTCAGGGTGGACAAGGATTTAAATTATTAACTCCAGAAATTATGGCAGCAGAGGCTGCAGCAAAAGGTCTTGCTACATCATTCTATTCAGACACAGAAGCAACAGTAGTATTAACAAATGCAATAAATACTCTTGCAGCATCCTTTGACACCCTTGAGATAAAAGCAAATGCAGCAAAGGTTGCAGTACAGCCAGGAATTTCAACAATTGCAGGAGGAGTAATATCCGCTGGCGGACCAGGACAAAGAGTTGTCGATAAGAACAATCCTCTAGTTGGTGAAGCATACACAAGAGATATGTCTCATATGATTCCTGCTCAAACAGGACAGCCAGGAACTATATTTGGAACAGTGCCTGGAGCATCTCCAGTAAATGTTAGAATTGGCAAAAACCCACAAGCCTACATGAATCAAGATCTTCCAAGGATTCCAGGTGTTACATCTGTAAATGGAATATCAACAGGAGTTGTTGCACAAGAAGCAGCAAAGTGGCATGCAATGACAGCCGCAATTGCAATGCAATCAGAAGCAGAAATTAAAGTATTAAAAGCAGAAGTTATGGCAACAGGAACAATTACTTCAAGTTTATCTGATTCTTATCAAGCGCTTCTACCACAGTTCTCAGAAATTACAGAAATGGCAGCACTAGAAACTCAAGCAATTGTTAAACAGCTTCAAGCAAGCAAGATAACAGTAGATCAAGCAAGAGCAAAAGTAATACAACTAAATGCAACAGTAGAAGCAATGCTTGCAGAAACAACGGCAATGACTGCAACCTCCATGGGAAGAACTGCAAACCTAACTACGGTTCCGTTTACATCTCAACCAGTAGTTGATCCAGTAAGTGGTAAGTCAAATATGAAAGAGATGTTCCACAAGGGATCAACAAAAACCCTTGTAGACAGAATTGCAAGAGCACTCGGTGGTGTTAGAACTTCAGGTGCAGGGTATAACATTCAAACAACTAAGCCTAAGTTTGCACGGGGAGGTATTGTTCCTGGAACAGGAAACACAGATACATACCACACAACCGCAGAGCCTGGCGCATTTGTAATAAATAAAAAATCCACAGAACAGAACATGTCAACAGTAAAGAGCCTTCTAGGAGGCACTCCAAGATATGCAATGGGAGGCCAGGTCCCAGTAGTACTAACTCCTGGAGAAGCAGTTATTCCTGCAAGTATTGCACAGAAAAATATGCCTTTGATGTATTCACTAAATGGTGGCCCAGGAAATACATCAGGAATGGGAAGAGTTGATGGTGGAGGAATAAGAAGGCAGGCAGAAAATAATATAAGATCAGCATCTGCTTATGTATCAAGACTATCGGTTCCAGCAAACTTCCTAGAAGAAAATCAAGTAAGACATGTAATGCATGACGCAGCGATACTTAATAGCTTAGGAATGTCAGAGGTTGAATCACTTCGCACATCAAAGAGACTGTATGACGAAGCAAGACAATATGCTTACGATCCTAAAACAGATACAATTAATGATGAAAGAATGCTTGAGATAAAAGAAAAGCAAACTAGAGAGCTAGACAAAAAAATAGGCGGAGGCCTTCTAAAAGAACCAGTTAAAAAGATTACTCGTACAGGTGTAAAGTTTGATAATAGAAATCAAGCTATACATCCATCACCATCTTTAATTAATACACTAATAAAAATGGGATTTGCAAACCCTGCAGAAGTAAAAAGATTAGAGAGAGAACTATTTGCTGGGACTAAATGGAATCCAAAAACAAGAAAATACGAGCCTAACATTCATGGTTATGCTACAGAGCATGACCAAGGCGCAGCAAAGTATAAATATAGCGCAGCTGGTAATTTTGGTCAAGCACAAGCAGGCAATAAAGAGCAGAATCTCTGGACAAGTACATTTTCAAATTTAACAAAAAACCATGATAATCCTTTTGTAGACAGATTGCCGCAAACTGAAACAGAAAAGCGAATGGCTATCGACACAATTGGAAAAGTTTTGGGTCTTGGTACTGGCCCTGGTACTGAAGAAAGAATTATTAAAGCACCAACAAGACTAAAGCATAATTTTGGAATAACAAAAGTATTTATGGATTTCTTAAAGTCTAAGAAGCCAGGTAGAAGACTTAATCAAGGCGGCCAAGTTCCAGGTCAATTTGCACAAAAACTATTCAGGGGCGGAAAAGCAATGTTCCTTGGAATGCCTAGAACTATTAAGCAAGTTGAAGCACAAAGAGCAGCAAAGGCTGCAATGGAAAAAGCAAGTCAAGCAGTTAAAGACTCTAGATTTAGCAAGACCCCAGTAACTGATTATGATGGTCTTCTAGAGCCTACATCTGGAAGAAGTTTCCCAGTTGCTGGAATTGGTGGAGTATATGCTAGAGGCGGGGAAAAAGTTTTTGTTAAGCCTGTACTAGACGAGAAAGCAGCGCTTGCTGAATTAAGGGCAACTGAAATTGCTCGTGACGTTCATGGACTGCAAACACCTAATCAAAGAGTTGTTGTTATGAGAGATCCAACAGACCCAACTGGAGCAAGAAGAATACTAGCGCTAGAGTCTAAGTATAATCCTGCTATAGCAAATCAAGATGGCAAGTTTACATCTGATCAATACTTCAGACAACTAGTGGCTTCAGCATTGCGTGGAGATAAAGATTTAGGTAGAGGAAATCTATCAGGCAACATTCTTGCCGATGTAGGCCCAGCGGGAGTATTTGCAACTGCATCTGGCCCAAGAGATTATTCTGCAACAATGCCTTCGTTCAAGCATCAAGCAATGGTTAATTTGCTAGGAGTAAAGGGAAGCAGCACAAAGAAATTCTTTGCTGAAGCAACTGCAGATATTCCAAAGGGAATGACAGCAGATCAATATAATGATCGCATGCTTGAGGAAATTAATAGAGCTCTTCCTAAGCTAAAACAAACTATCGGTAGATTTGATTTAAACGCAGAAGAGAAGGCTATATATAATGCAATGATTCAAAGACTCTCTGATGCAAGAAGACAGTCATATGGAGATTTGCACGGGATTCATTCATCATTAAAAATGTCTCCAGAAAAAACAATGACTCCAGCAGCAATTGCTAAAATGCTTTCTGCAGACGAGCTAAAGCGTAGACAAAAGGGTCACTCTGTAAGCCTTTCTGATAACTCATTTAAAACATCTGCAAATGGATTTATGGCTGGCGGAATGATTGGAAATATTCTTAAGAGTAAGGCAATGCATAGAATTGGTGCAGGCTTTGGCCCAACGGGAGCACCTAAGCCAAGCATGTATGAGTCAGCTCCGTGGGGCGTAAACTCTCTATCTATTAAGATGGCTGAAACATTATTTGCAAACACTGGGCTAAGAAAACATACTCAGAAACTATTCTATGATAAGTTTGCCGCAGCATTGGCAAAAGAAAAGCCTTACGGTTATGTTAAGGATGCACAAGGATCATTAAGGAATGCACTTGAGCCAGATGTGCTAGATTCTGTTATTAGATCTGCTGCATCCGATATGATAGGAGATCGAGCAGTTCTAAGTCAGCTCTCTCCAATTGATAAAGACATTTTGCGAAAGAAGTTTTTAAATTGGGAATCTAAAAAAGATACACCACTTACAGACTCTTTGAAGCAAGTTATATTTGGTTTAGAAAAAAGAGAAATGGGTGGACCTGTTAATGCAGGACAGCCATATGTTGTAGGAGAAAAGGGTCCAGAACTATTTGTTCCTAGAAATTCAGGAGGAATAGTTCCAAATAATAAATATGGAATTGGTGGAATGATTGGGCCGATGATGGCCGCAATGGTTGCACAGATTTTGGGTGGCAAAATTGGCGGAATGGGAGGAACTGCTCTATCTACTTTGGGTGGAATAATTCCGTTTATGATGATGAGCGGAGGCGCTGGAGGCAAGCAAAGACCAGAAGGATTTAGCTATGCTGATGCTGCTTCAAACAGAAAAGCTGGGCCAATCACATCAAGAATGGGCAAGCCAGGTGCTTACCTAGCACAATCACTTCCAGGAGCAGGTAAGGCTGCTATGCAAGCAGATAAACTAGCCGCTAGCGGTTCTAAGTTGGCCCCTATGTTTGGAAGAATAGCATTAATGGCAACTAGAGCAAATCTAGTAGTTGGAGGACTTTCATTAGCATTTGCTTTAGGCGCTAAAAGACTAAAAGATCACAACGAGCATCTAAGAGTTGGAGCGATGCAGTACGGGTTCACAGAAGAGGCTGCTAAAAAAGCAGGACTTAAATTTACTGATTATAACTCAAAGCTTGCCGATACCGTCAAGAACATAGAAGCAATACGAGAAAGAAATCAGCTTCTATATGAGAGCATGCAAGATGCTGGCCTTCCTATATCTATGACAATTGAAGAGTACAAGAAGCTAAAGAAAGAAGCTAAAGAAGTTTATGCTGATCAGATTAAATTAATTAATCAGTCTAAGGAAAGCGAACTTCCACAAGTAGCAATAGACATTAAAACTGCCTTAATGGCTGCTGGACTTTCAGCAGATGAAGCAAGCAAAAAGATATTTGCAATGTTTAAACTTTCAGATCAAGCAGAAAAAGCTGGAGCATTTACTGTAGGTAATCGTGCATTTAGAAGTATTAAAACAGGGCAAGATGCAGCAGAGACTGCAATTAATAATTATATACCTGCTGCAGCTAATAATGGCAATGAGGGCGCAAGGGCAGTTAATACAGGTCTTAATGCTATAAACGCTGCAATCATAGATGAAATTGAAAAAAGCAAGAAAGCTGCAAAAGCAGACAAGACTGGCAATACAAAAGTATTAACTGAATATCAAGCACAGGAAGCAATACTTAAAAAGTTAAACAAGCTAGAGTCTTCTAAAGCTGTTCTAACTGCAGGCACTAGAGCAGAAATGATTAAACAAAATCCAGAACTTAAAAAGATTATTAATCCACTAGATACAGTTGTTAGCTTGTTTGAAAAAATGAATCTTGCAGCAAAAGGATTTACAGGAGATCTTTCAAAGTTAGGTGCAGAGGCTGTAAGCACTTTATCTCGAGTTGCCGATTCAGTTTCTGCATCAATCACTGCAGCTAATCAAGGCACTGGAGGAGCGCTAGAAAAGAATTATGCTCACCTAAAGAAGTTAACGGATCAGCAAAAGGTCTTGATGGCAGCTGCCAAGGGACAAAGCGCTCAAAAACAAATTGATACTCGAAATGAACTTAAGCGTTTACAAGATCAAATAAATGCAAATAATAAGTTAGCTGACGCAAGATTAAGAGCCCTTGATGCTGCAAAGCAAGAGGGTGACATAGGAAGAGAGATTGCTAAAAAGCAAGCAGAGTATGATGCTGCGATAGCAACTGGAAATACGGCAGGTGCTCAGCAAGCAAGCCTTGATATGGAAGGACTTCAGTCTAACCTACAATATAATTCACAAAAGAAAGCAATTGAAGATGCTCTTAAGTTAGCCAATGCCCCTCTTGAGGCTAAGATAAAATCAATCAATGACGGACAGCAAAAGCTTAGCGACAATGCAGCAATTGCAGCACAATCTTTAAGCAAGTTAAATGCTGAGATTGCAAAAGAAAAGGGAAAGATTGATGATGTAAATCAAGCAATGACAACCCTAGCTATTAATGCTTATGCAGCAGGTAAGAGCCTTGAAGATTATTTAAAAACTGGAACAGACGAAAATCCTAACGCTGGAAGACAAGACGCTGCACGTGTAGTAACAGATTTGAATACAGCAAATCCATCGACAATTGTTAAGCCTCCTTTGCAGCTAAAGAGATCTCCAAGAGTAGCCGAGAGAACCAGCGTAACGGACCAAGCCCTCGGCATAATGGGTGGTGTATCTGATGCGGTTACAAAAGGATTGGCTTCAAAAGGCATTCAGGTTGGGGCAATGACTGGGGATATTATTATTAATGGTAAGAAGATGGATGTAAGTCCAACAAATGCTACTGCCAAGATTAACTCTGTTCCTAGAACAATACCGCAGGGTCAGGGTGCATACTCGGGCTCTACTTTTGTTCATCCATCTACATTAACTGCAGCTGGAGCAAGACAAACATCAACAACTAACAATGGAAGACCTAGTGCTACTTGGATTGGCGTTGAGTTCTTAGACAAAGATGGTAAGAAATGGAAGGTTATAGGAGATGCGGGTGGAGCAGGTCTTAGTGTTAAACCAGTAAAAGCTGGATACGGAGCTATGAAGCTTAATCCAAAGGTTCCTACAATTGTTGGAGACCGTGGACCAGAAATGGCATTTGGAGGAATGGTTATTCCTAATATGGCCAAACTACCATTTGCTTCTCCAAGATACGATGTCAATCAAGCAGCAAAAATGTTTGAGCCAATGTCTGGCGGTAATACTGGAGGAAACGTAATTAATCTTACTCAGAACATATACCCATCTGAGGGCATGAATACAGATGCATTTGTAAGGCAAGTAGTCTCAATGACAAAGAGTGCCATTGGACAAGATGCTAAGTTAAATGCTAAAATGGTAGGAAACCCAATGAATGTGAGTATTAAAACATGAGCTATCCAATAACACTTCCAGTAGGATCATTACTTTATTTTGACACAGGTACCGACGCCACCACCCCTACATGGACTAAGGTCTCTGAGCACAATAGGGCTGCAGTTTCTTTGGATGTAGAAAGAATTGAAAAGACTCAAAGAATGTCAAATGGCTCTTTGAGAAAAATATGGATTGCCGATAAGAAAACTATATCCGCATCATGGAGTGATATTCCCACATATAGCACATTAACCGTAGATGGCGGAATGGGTGCGGAAGATATAAGAGCATTCTATTTGAATAAGGGTAAGGGAACTTTTAAGGTTAAGATATCCTATAATGCCGTTTCAGCAAGAGACGAAATTGTTCTAGCATCATTTACATCATGCACATTCTCTATATCTAAAAGAAATGTTAGATCTACCATGGCTTCTGTCCCACAAGAGTTTTGGGACGTATCTCTTTCTCTAGAAGAGGTATAAAATGATATCTGTATCAGATACCGTCAAAAATGCATTAAATAAATCCGTAAGCGTCTCTGTAGTCAATGGATGCCACCTTGAGTATAATATGAACGACTTGATCCTGGGAGCGTCTGTAACAGCCCCAGAAGGCGTTATAACGGCAACCCTGACCTCGAAAGACGGAACGTATACATACAGACCATTTGAAAAACTATTTCCAATAACAAGTATTATTGATCCAAGACGCCCAAAAAAGGCTGGGATCCAGTATATGATTTCAGGAGACCCAAGTGTATCCTCAACACTTTCCACTACAGGTGTTGGAAGCGCAGCCACATATGCCTCCGCAAAAGAATTTAGCAAAAGACTTTATTTTTCTAGCACAAAAACAGCTTATAAATATTGGGTAACTCCTAAAGCAGCAGGTATGCTTTTGTCCAACTGTATTCTATCTGTGTCATATCCAGCAGCAAAGACTGCTGCTGCAAATAAGATTGTTGTTAAATTTGAAACATCACACTCTAAGCCAACATCATGGACTATTAAGTTAGTCAACTTGGCAGGAGCAGAGTCAGCCGCAATTTATACTGGAACAACTTGCCCAGATTCTGGAGTAGTAAATTTATATTATAACGGAACGTCTTGGTCAGAAACAGAGCCTGCTACAGTATCTGAAGGAATAAATCTAAGCGGACTAAAACTACAGATTAACTCAATTGATACATCAGGCGGGTACCTAGGAATAATCGAATTATCAGCTAGACTAGTAACAGATGTTACAAGCTCACTTGAGTCATTTAATATATCCCAAAACTCATCAGATCAAATAGATGGCCTAGTCCCAGTAGGTGATGTTACAGCAAATTCATTAAGAATGAATTTAAATTCATATGATAGGTCATATGCTTACCACGATAGAGATATTCCATTTAATAAAGCAAAGATTAATATGTATAAGAATGTAATGATTAGACCATTTACCATAGTCGAATCAGAAAAAATAAATCTTGGAGTTTTTTACATGGACTCCTATGACGTAGACGAGTTCGGAGATATTTCAATAAATGCACTAGATGGCGCTAGGGATCTTCAATACATTAAGCCGCCTGATATTGTAACAAAAGATATGTCATCAGTTGCAATTATTAGAAGACTGTTAGACTCAGTTGGATTTACAAACTATAAGTTTAATTTAGCTACAAATGATAATTCAATTGTAACTCCGTTTTATTGGTATACTGATCCACAAAAGACAGTCTGGCAACACGTTCAGGACTTGTGTAAAGATACGCAAATGATTGCGGTATTTGATAATAATGATATCTTACAGTTCTACCCTAGAGGGTATATTTTTGATAACACGAAAACCCCAGTAGCATCTTTTAGATATAACAATACCTCAGACGGCAAGCTTGCAAATATAGCATCAATTGCAATTGAAAATATCCCAAGCGTAAAGGCGATCAAAGTTCTTTACAGCCCACAAACTACATCCAACTATGATGGAGATGGAGATAAGGTATATACATCTCCAGTAGTTCAACTAGGCGCCGCAGCGCTTATTGAAGACTTAGGTCCACCGCCAACAACACCAGGTGCAAGTCTTGGAGTAATTAAGCTATCTCCTGTTCAGATAACTTCAGCTGCTGCAACTCTTTATTCTTACACTGGGTATTTAGTTTTAGGGAAAGAAATAATTGAATACGATGCTATTCAGTATACTTATGAGCCTTTGCCAGCAATAGCTGGTCAGCCTACTGTTGAAAAATGGATAACATCTGATTCGGATATACAGTCAAGTCAAGCACTTGCAAAACCTAATACCTTTAAACCAACGGGTCAATATAGAATTAAAAAAAGAAATGCCTTTGATGTTGTTAAAAGCGATGATCTTACATCTTTAACCCACAGTGCTGACATAGTATCTTTGCAGGCAGAGTGGGAAGGCCGAAAGTGGGATTCTACAGCTGGAGGAGCAGGAGCGTATACTCTAGATAACTCTGTATTTACTCTAAAAGAAGTTTCAATTAAAGACGCAGATGGCATAGGAGTGGGCAAGAATAATGATTTGTTCTACTCGGTTCCTAGATCAATGATGACAGTATTTGCTCCAGTAGTTGAGTCAAAACAAAATGCGCTAGATGCAACCCTGACTGAATATATTCAAAATACAAAATATAGCCTTGTAACAGAAAAAACTACTTCTTCAAAATACGCTAAGACAGACGGATCTGCCGCAGAGAATTTTGTTATTGGTACAAATATGTATTTCCCTTTGTTGAAGAAGCCAAGCGATAGCCGTGCCACTGGGGAACAAAGAACCATATCGGGTCTGGCATTCTCATTAAACGCAAATAATACAAGCGGATACTTTTTGTCTATTGCTACATCACAAAATAGTAACGCAGATAAATCATACAGAGATATTAATTTCTATAAAATTGTAGATGGAAAGCCAGTCAAGATGACAGATCAGCAAAAAGAAGATGACGGTTCTATTATTACAAACATAAATGGCGGAAGAATGTATCGAGTAGATATTCGTGCTAACTATTCAACTCCTACTGTTGCTGCAGGACAACCGACACCAGGCAAAGTTTTGACACTTAGAATATCTATTAATAATAAATCTTTTGTAGTTGTCGATCAAAATCCTTTTACTATAACTCAAAAGATAGGGCTTATGTCTCTTCAAGGAGTTTCAGCCTTTGACTACATATATGCTGCTCCATTGACAATTGAGGAATTTACTGCAGATAGTTCTTTTGACCCTTACAAAGGATTCTTAGCAGGAGGCTTCCCTATAACAAAAACATTCGGAGATTTTATATTTAATCAAAAGTCCAAGCAGACAGACACTACTTGGCTAAGAGAGTTTGGTCCAGTTGCAAGAGAGCTTAGAAGAATTCAGTCTAGATTTACAACTCCAGGGTTTCCCTTGTATCCAAGCCTTGTTAATAATAATGACGTAACAGTTGTAGGAGCATCGCTTGATTTATTCTCCATGGACGTATATGTTTTAAATAATACAGGAGCCTTTACGGCATTAGCAAATGATCAAGAAAAACAGTTTGTTGTTATTGGCAACTCCATTGTTCCTTCAGATTCATTTGAATACATGGACCCAACACTTACAGATGCCCAGAAAGTAGAGATTGTCGGATTTGACTCCACGTGGATTCAAAGAGAGACGGAAGCAAAAGACCTAGCGTCTTGGATGTCAACCCAATGGTCTAAGCAGCAAAAGGTCATATCTCTAGAGACTTTCTTAAATCCAATTATTCAAATTGGAGATGTCGTTGAGATATCTTATCCAAATAATGATATATATTCTTCTGAAGATTCTAGCATTCCAGCGGGGAACTCTGCTAGTAAATTCATTATTCTATCAATAGATAGCACATACGATAAGGACTCACCTCCAACAACCTCTTTGGCGTGTAGGTCGATTCATACATAAGGAAATGGTAGAATGTAAATATGAGTAATATGCAAAAACCAGCCTCGGCTACAGCAAAAGAAAAAAAGCTGCTGCTATTTCCTGGTGACCCTTTAATTAAAATATTAAAGCCAGACTATTACGTTATAGTTGAACCAGGGACTCTTAATGTTATATTTGATTCAGGAATTGACCCAGGAGACGATCCAGGAGATGAAGATCCAGATGACGACGATCCAGGAGATGAGACAGTTTTCTTGGCATCTCCATCTTTGTCAGATATTAGTTTAGTTAGCAAGACAATGGTAACTGATAAAAATAAAAATCAGTATGTTGAATTTGTTTTTAATGTTAAAAATAGTGGCGGAGACACAGTGATAGGGGCATACGGATATGGACAATAATTTAGATGTTTTTGGAGAGTACGTATTTTACGATAATGATAAAGAGATTTATCGCAGCAAGAATTTAATAACCAAGTTTGGCAAGAGATATTTAACCCAGTACTTGGCTGGACAGTCTAACACTAATCTAAAGGACATTGCATTAGGAGTAGGTTCAACTGCTGCAACAGATAATGATACCCAACTAGGATTTGAGTTTTATAAATCACCAGTTTCAATGAATAGCATCGATATACAAACAAGCTCCTTAACAGGACTGAGCACATATGGAGTTGTTTATAAAACAACATTGCCAGTGGACGTTGCAGGAATAATTAACGAGGTAGGCCTTTTCCCAAGCGTATCTCTAGGAAGCACTGATTATGCAAGTAACTCTATATCTACATTTGAAGACAATCAAAGTTGGCAGGATTCATTAGGAGTATCTCCTACATCAGTTACAACACCATTTCCTAAAATTGGAACATCTTATCTTCCAATTAGCGCAAGTGCTTCACAGTCAAAAGAATACTTTTATAACTTTAACCTAGATATATCAGGGTATAGCGCATTAGATAGCCTTACTCTTGCTTACTATCAGAGCGATACAAATTTAGACTATGTATTTGTAAGAACATACGATTCTAATAACAATTACTATGAGATTAGATTTACAGGTAGCGCATCAATTGGATATAAGATTAATTCTCTAACGCTTAATAACTTATACAGTAGTGGCTTCGGACTTGGAACACCAGATCAAACAGCTATTGTTAAAATATCAGTTGGAGTAAAAGCAAAATCTTCAGGAGCAACTACTGCATTATTTGACGGACTAAGAATCAATGACGAGGATTCATTTAGAACTGACTACGGAATGATAAGCAGATCAGTTCTAACAACACCAATAACTAAGTCTTTAGGGAAGCAAATGGTTATTGAGTACAGACTAGGAATAAATTTTTAAATGGTCAGATACTATGGGGATGAAGTAGGTGGGAGCCTTCCAGCAGATTTAGAAAAAACAAATACGGCGGCAGCCGCATCAGCTGCTTCTGTATCTAAGTCATCCTACACAGTAAAAGTAGTTTTGCCTCTTATTAAAAACAAGAGGTATAAGTTTTGGTTTAAGTATGAGCACGAAAATGCAGATACAAAAGAAAAAAAGCTAAGCGACTCTTCTCCAATTTGGACAGAAACCTTTGCTATTCCTAATTTAACTAAGGCGGTTCAAGGTTTAACCCTCACAGCTGGATCTCAATCCTATGGAGTTAAGTTTACACTTGACCCGACAAGCGTACAAGAAGATGTAGTTATATTTGAAAGTTTTACAAGTGACTTTGCTTCTCAAAGCATAGTCTACGTTGGAACATCTACAAACGTTTCAATCCTTACTACTGGAGCCACAGCATTTACCCCACGTTGGGTAAAAGTTAGGTCTAGAGATAAGTGGGATGATTTAAATATATCAGAAGCAACTGCTGGACCAGTCACTCCATTTAGCGCAGATGTTGACACGACATATACTGTTGCAAATCCAACAAATCCAAGTGCAAGCGCATCAATTGATCCGAAAGACTTAAGCGGATTTAGTCTTGTCTCAACTATTAATTGGACACAATCTTCAGATACAAAAACTGCAGGATATGCGCTACGATGGTCAACAGATAACCCTTCAACAGTAACTACCCCACTGTGGGAATACGCATCGGTAAGTGGAAGATCAACAACTTCTTTTACTGCAACAGGATTAATTCCTAATACAACATATTACTATCAAGTTGCATCAACAACACCATATGATGTTGTAAATTGGACTGGCGCTGCAAGTGGAACATTTATTGCTTCCGATGCAGACGGAACCGCAGCAGGTGCATTAGCGAGACTTAAGTCATTCATAGCAATCGGTGGAGCCTCACAAGACCTGTTTAAAATAGGAACAGGTATATCTCAAAGCATTAATTTAAATACAGATCCACTTGTAAGCCCAACATTAACTGCTGGTACTTATCATGGAATTATATTAAATAAGTCAACTACTAACGTAGGCAATAACTTCTGGCTTACAACGGGACAATTTAGAGTTGGAAATCCAACTGAATTTATGTACTGGAATGGAACAAACTTATATCTTACAGGTAATATTAATGCTACAGGTGGTAAGTTCACTGGTAACGTCCAGCTAGCTATTCCAACGGGCGGAACAACAAGTGGAACTCTATATGCTGGAGCCAACCCTACATCAGGAGCAAGAGTAAGACTAAGTAGCGAAGGCATCTTTGCATATAATTCTACTAGCATCGATAATACAACAGGATTAACATTCTCTTTACAGCAATCAACAGGCCAGATAGACGCAAGGTCTGGAACGGTTGGAGGCTGGACACTAGCAACAACAGGGTTCTCATCATCTAATACCAAAATTGAAAACACTGGAGTTATAACTTTAGGAGATACAACAGGAACACTTAACTCTATTGTAAAGCTTGATGCGTCTCATCCGACATACAGATTATGGGTCGGATCTCAAGATGCTGCAACTGCAGCAAACAATCATTTTGCAGTAACAAAAGAAGGAAAGCTATATGCTTCTGGAGCACAGATATCAGGTCAGCTTGTTATAAGCAGCGGAACTACATATGATTCAATTGTTCTTGCATCATCTACAGCAAATTCCGCAAGCTCTACTGCAACAGCAGCTTCTAATACTGCAACAGCAGCTTCTAATACAGCAACAGCAGCAAGCAATGCTGCCAGTACAGCACAAAGCCGAGCTGATTCAGCCTATGACAAAGCAGTTGCAGCAGGAAATGCAGCATCGGTAGCCGATGGTAAAGCGGTTGCCGCACAAGATACAGCAGATTTAAAAATGGCAGCGGGAGATATTAATACAGTACTTGCATATAACACTACCGTCATAGATGGTGATCGTGTCACTACGGGAACAATCGATGTCGCAAGGCTGAACATAACTGGAGGCAATACAACAAACGGATTTGCCGTAGATGGTAATGGAATTCGTGGGTATAGCGGAGGAACCCAAAAAATAAATATTAGCAGTACTGGAACTATTTCCGTAAGAGGAGATATTTATGCTGAATCAGGTAACATTGGTGGATTTGACATTGGGTCTACATACGGAGATCTTACTGCAAAAACAATAACATCAGTAAGGCCAAGAATTATATTTGGATCTAAGGTTTTATTAGGATGGATTTCTTCTAGCACCTACGGTCTTCAGATCGGTAACGACTATGATACAACGAATGCTAGATTTATAGTAAACACAGCAGACGATGTTTTTAGAGCATCTATTGATACAACTAGAAAATCTTATGCAATGGAGGTTGCTATTGCATTGAGAGCTTATCAATTAAGATACAGCACCTCAACTGGATATGGACTCATTGCAGAGTCATCATCTAGAAGGTTTAAAGAAAATATAACCTACCTGCCAAAAACTTTTTATGAAAGAATTTTAAATGTTTCTCCAGCAACATGGACATATAAGCATAACGTAGAAGGTCTTTCTCCAGAAATGGGAGGGATGCACTCAATAGGATTAATTGCAGAAGATTTAGAAGAAGCAGGATTATCCTATTTTGTTGAAAGAGATATGCAGGGAAGGCCAACAAATCTACAAAATATGATAGACTTGCCACAATTCCTTATACCTATAATTAGAGACCTCAAAGCAGAGGTGTCTGATCTAAAATCTAGATTGGAAGCAGTAGAAAATGTATAACAACGGATTAATGTTTTTTTGTGCAATCTGTATAGATGACTTTGAGTCCCACCCAGTATCTCTAGATAGACACACAGCCATGGCAACATGTCCAACTTGCGGATCTGAAAATAAAGTTTCGTATACTACTCCTGAGAATCCAAAAGAATCTGACCTAACTTTAGATAGCTACAAGGTTATCAATGGGCTAGACAACAATGCGCCATAATGGTATACTGTAAATCTATCAAGGAGATAAAGTGGAAAAAATAGAACTAGTAGTACAAGCGCTTCAAGAGCGCATAGGCGAGATTGTCTCACAATATGAGACTCATATTGCAATCCTTAGAGCAGAAATAACACAGCTGTCCGAAGGAAATAAATCACAGGAAGTTCCAGCGGAACAAATAAAGGAGTAATAGATGGCTACAAATCCAATACAACCTGGAGATCCAGTAACAGCAGATATTATAAATAGTTTAGTATTAGATATTGCAGAATTAAACAAGACTAAAGCAGGGTCATTTTCTTTAAGCCTTGCATCTACTGGCGGAGATCAAAACAAAAACAATTTATCTCAAAAGATATACAGCACCATTAAAACATTTGAAGCTAATGCAAGCAAGAAGCCTCAGATTAAATGGGATCTAACTTCAATGAAATTTGTTAACCCACCAAGAGTTTGGTGCCAGTTGGTAAGCAAAGGCTCCTACGATGGATCAGAGTTTGGATTTCAAATACAGGTATTAAGCGTTTCTACAACTCAAGCAATTTGGGAAGTTAGAGGCAAGGGATATAAAACAGCTAAATTTGATCTCTATGTTTTTGCTGCAGAGGTTTAATTCCCTATTGACAAGCTGAACCAATATGTTACAATTACTGTAACACCAAAGTCACGTACCCGTGACTTTTTTACATATTAAGGTAGACAATGAGTAACGATTTAAAGTGGATGATATCATCCGACCAGCAGTTCCCATATCAAGATGACAAGATGATTGCCCTTTGGTTTAAGGTAATGAAGTGGTTTAAGCCTGACGTTGTTGACTACCTTGGTGATACAGATGATCAAGCGTGTTATAGCAAGTATACAGAGGGTCGCTCAGCAGAGTTTTTAAACTATCACAAGAATGATAGCAAAGATTTAATTGTTCCAATGATGCGCCACGAAGCAAAGGGTGCAAGAGATTTCTATGCCAAGACAAGAGAGATGCTTCCAGATGCACAACTGTTCTCAGCACTAGGTAACCACGACATCAGAGTATTTAATTACGTGGATGCAAAACTTCCAGACTATATCTCTGAGGTAACACCAGAATCCCTATGGAGTCTTGACTCTCTAGGCTATGAATATATTTATTATAATGAACTACCTAAGCGCCGCTTCGGAGATATCCACGTTCACCATGGACTTTCAATTGCAGCAACTGGTTCTGTTCGCAAGGACATGGAAGACCTTCAGATATCTTTAATTAGAGGACACTCTCACAGAATTGCCTCCCACTTAGTTACATATGAACTTAGAAATAATGGCGAAGGCGAAACTCTTCGTGGCTATGAGCTTGGTCATATGTGTGACGAAAAGGGTCCAGGAATGAAGTACATGCAACACCACGATTGGCAAAAAGGATTTGCTGTCGCACACATTGTTAATGATTACCCACATATCAACATGATACACGTTGCTCCAGATTACTCGTGTGTTGTTGATGGGAAGTTGATTACCTTATAATGTGGTGTGGAAAATGTGGTGGTAGAGTTTTTGTAGACAGAGTATTCTCACAAAAACTACACGTAGAGCTATTCTGCATTCTATGCGGGAAAAGAAATATGATTAATAAAGAGACGAGTGCTTTCGGGAAATGGCTAGAAAAAAGAGAAACAGCAAACTCAAAAAACTACGGTATTTCTTCTTAAACGATAAAGTACATAAGGTTTTGAGGTCATCTAGATCTAAAGATGAACTAGTTGCTTGGTGCTACCCTGATCATAAAAGAGTTATGTACTCTTACTCTCAAGTTGAAAAGCATATGGAAAATGCTTACAGCATGAAGGATGTCTCTGGCCTTTTAAATAAACATACGGTAACTCTTCACGATTATATTTTAGAGGGAAAAATTAAAGCTCCTTCAAAAATATATCCAATCGGAGATCCAGAAAACAAAAACTGGTCTAAGTATATGTTTAGTCAGAAGGATGTATTGCAGGTGCACGAGTTTATATTAGACTCAGGGCATTCTAAAAATGTTCCTTCAAGGGCTGAATTGCTAGGTCTTTTCAAACACAACATTATATTGTATACTAAGACTGACTCGGGATTCGTACCAGTATGGAAGGCGGAGTAATGAACAGAAGTATTACTTGCCCTACGTGTGGAAAAGAATGGGAATTGCGATGGGGCATATTCGCCCATGATAGTTTATCTAGGCATATGAAGGAGCACAAGTGACAACTAGAGTTAAAGTGGACCTCTCGTTCACACGCAATTTAGGCAATTACGAAAGCATCAAGATAGGTGTTGGCGTTGAAGATGATCTCCGATCTGGAGAAAGTGTTGATGCGGCAACAGAAAGAGTTTATAAGTTTGTTGAAGACAAGCTTATTCAAAAGACTCGTGAGGTAGAAGAAGAGCTCAAGAGTGGCAAATGAGAAACAGCCATATATTCTTATAAGCCTTTACCTATCCCTATATAAAGAGAGATACAACAAGGTTGTAACAATAAATAAGTTTCGTGAGAAGTGGGCTATGCAAGATGTCATTGATAGTGTAGGATATGACCGTGCAGTTGAGTTGTTAAAGTATTACTTTAAAACATCGAAGTCTGGTCATCCGCTAAACTTTTTTTACAACAACTTTGACAGAATAGACAGCCTAGAAAAAGAGATTAAGAAGGATAGGGCAGTACGCAGTATCCTTTTAGAAGAAACAAAAAAGATGGTAGAGGGCGAAGAGTGAATACAGAAGCAACCTTAATCTCTGCGGTGTGTAAGAATAAAGACATTAGTACACTACTTGCAGATAACGTTGATGAGCTATTTACATCACATAGAGACATATGGGAAAGCCTAAAGTCATACTACTATAAGTTTAAGGCAGTGCCAGAAGCAGGCGTTCTTATGGAACGTCATAAAGACTTTGAGCCAGTAGAGGCTAAAGCGGAGACTGGATACTACCTAGACATATTAAAGAATGAGTTTATTTCAAACAAACTAAAAACTATTATCTTGCGTGGAGGATCTGCACTCAAAGAAGATGCAGCATCTAGAGTTCTTGCACAAATGCAAAGCGACCTAGCAAACCTAAGCAGATTTACAAACAATGTTCGTGACTTAGATATTATTGATGTAGAAAATGCAGCACGACACTATGAAGCAGTTAAGGAAAGATCTTCCGTTATGGGAGGCGCTCCAGGAATTCTTACAGGGTTTGAAGCAATTGATAAAGCATATCCAACGGGAATGGCTCCAGGACACCTTATCGTTGCTATTGGTTGGCCAGGAAAAGGTAAGACTTGGTTTACTTCATACCTTGCTTGCAAGGCGTGGGAGCAGGGCTTTAAGCCAATGATCGTATCTCTTGAAATGTCACCAGAGAATATGCGTGACCGTATTTTTACAATGCTTGGCTCAGGTATTTTCCGTGCAAGTGATTTGTCAAAGGGTGATATAAACATTGATGATTTCCGTAACTGGGGAAACAAGAAGTTTGAGGGAAAGAATAGTTTTGTTCTAATCTCAAATGAAGGAGCATCAGAAGTGACACCTGCAACCATTCAAGGTAAGATAGATCAGCATAAGCCAGACCTAGTTATCCTAGATTACCACCAGCTATTTAATGACAATAAGCGAAGCAATTCTGAAGTAGAAAGAAATAGAAACGTTTCTCGTGAGTTCAAAATGCTTGCCGTATCAAACAACATTCCTATTATTGACATTACTGCAGCCACGGCAGATGATGTGTCTGATCAAGATAATCCGCCAATGATGAGCCAAGTTGCTTGGTCAAAGGCAATTGAGTATGATGCTGATATGGCTCTGGCCGTTCACAGATATCCACAAACTAATATGATTGAGATTGTCTCTCGCAAGAATAGACACGGTCATGATTTTAATTTCTATCTAGACTGGGATATCAACCGTGGTATCGTCAAGGAGATTTACGAGAATCCATTCCAAAAAGATGAACCACAAACAGATAAAAAGATTTCAAGTAAGGGTTGAGTTTGCTGACGATTCTGGTATACCTAGATTAAGATACCAGTACGAAAGCATGCTAACTCACGATATGAGAAGCAAAGGTTATGTCAGAGTACTTGACATAGACACTAGTTTTTCGATAGACTTTGACGGACAAACTTGGGTGTTCTTAATGACACTCTATGGAGTATACGTAGGAAAGAAGAAGGCATGGCTATCAGAGGGTATAACGCAAGGAAAATTGATTCCACGCAATATGCGCCCAACCATATCAAGTCAGTAATAAAAGCTTTAGGCTTAGATATAGTTGCGGAACCAGGCAATGAGGTTATGTTCTACTGCCCGTTTCATTCTAATAGACATACTGCAAGTTGCTGCATAAACAAATCTTCAGGGGTATGGCTATGCTTTAATCCATCATGCGGAGAGTCTGGAACATTAACTGAGTTAGTTAGACGTGTTTTACACAAGAATGACTTTGAAGCAATTAGGTTTATTGCAACACAAGAACAAGCGGCCCTAAATAATTTTGATGAGGTTATGGCAAATATGTTTGAAGAGAAGCCAGACTTTGAAGAGTTCTCTCAGGAGACCTTGGATAGATTACATTTAAATCTTGCGGTTAATGAAAATGCAAAAGACTATCTTAAATCAAGAGGTATTAATGAAGAGTCTATGAAACATTTCGGATTGGGATATTCTACTTCAATGAATATGGTTATTACTCCAGTACATAGTCCAGACGGAACCCCCATCGGTTTGGTAGGAAGATCAATTGAAGGTAAGTCATTTAAAAATAGTACTAACCTGCCTAAGAGCAAAACTTTATTTAATGTACACCGTTCTAAGAGAATTGGTGAGCATGTTATTGTAGTTGAGTCTAACTTTGATGCAATTAGAATACATCAGGCTGGATTTCCAAACGTAGTAGCAGTGCTTGGTGGGGTATTGTCGACAGAGCAGCACAAGCTTTTAAATAGATATTTTAATAAGATAACAGTAATGACAGACGCAGATTTGGCAGGCAGAGAGCTAGGCTTGAGCATAGCCAATAGATTAAAGAATAAAGACCTCTTGTGGGCTTCTTACGAATATGGTAAGATATATCCACATGATGCAAAAGATGCTGGTGATATGACTGACGAAGAAATTAAAAGCTGTATTAAAAATGCAGTGTCAGACATAGAATACAGATCTTGGACCCCATAATAAAAACAAACTAAAGATGGATATACACCATCAACTATATGAAATGAGGAAACATGGGAATAGTAAGAGGGTTGAAAGACCTTAACAAAGTAATGGACAAGCCACAGTCTTCAGGTGGAGACGGTACAAAGGCTCGTTGGGTTAAGTTAGAGGATGCAGAAAGCGTTAAAGTTCGTTTTCTTCAAGAACTTGATCCAGACTCACCTACCTACAATGAAAAACTAGGTCTTGGATTTATTGCAGTAGAACACACAAATCCAAAAGACTATCGCCGTAAGGCCCTATGCACAATGGAAGACCAAGGTAAGTGCTACGGTTGCGAACAACACCGCAAGGATTACAAGGCAGGATGGAAGGGTCGTTCACGACTTTACATTAATGTTCTTGTAGATGATGGCAAGGAAGATCCTTATGTAGGAATCTTGTCTCAGGGTTCAAGTGGTAAGACAATCACACCAACACTTATTGAGTATGCTGGAGAGATGGGAAGCATTACTAACCTAATGTGGCGCATCAAGCGTACTGGTACAAAGACAGACACAAGTTACACAATTATCCCGCTTGCAAAAGATGAAGCACCATTTGATAGTTCATCACTTGAGCTTTATCAGCTTGAGGATACAGCAGTGCGTGACATGCCATACACAGAGCAAGAAGCATTTTTTGCTGGTGAA